CCCTGTCATACAACGCTTTCTCTGCTGACCATTCCGCTAATGCCTTTGCGTATTCAAAAGCATCATCAAACTGATCTGCCCTAGGCTCTACTCCAATCGGATCTTCCGCAGTCTTTTGCTGTGGATTGCTCCGTTCTTCATATTCCCTAAGTCTAGCTTCCAGTTGCTCTCTTTGCTCACGCTCTTTAGCAGCATTTTCTTCTGCTAATTTGCGAGCTTTAGTTAGCTCTGAAAACCGCTTTTCAAGTTTAGGATTTTGTTTCCGTTCCTCTGTTGCTTTACCTTCAGTTTCTGAATCCTGTTCACTCTCACCTTCTGCTTCAACTGTCGGCTCTGATTCAGGAGTTTCCTCAACTGCTTCAGCCTCAACAGGAGCTTCATCGGAAGCTAAACCTAGACGATTCATAGTCCATTCAGTTAAATTCTCGCTAGTTACTACATTACCAGCTTGTTTTGTTTCTACAACTTGTGCTTCTGACATGAGATTTCCTCAAGATTTTACCCAATGAATCCATTGGTAGATTTACAACAATTCATTTTTACCACTAAAACTTATTTAAAACAATATTATTGCTTTTCCTTTTTGGCAGGATTGCGATACATACTGTGGCTTATTGAAAAATCTTTGTGCTTGCCTTTATTTTCAACAAATCCATATTTTTTATAAAAGCCTTTTAAGCGATCAACGGAAGATGCTCCAAAATCTTTAGAAGGACTCAAAGCTATACGCTTTCCTTCTTTGTCTGCATGAGTAGCTAGTTCTTCCATAAATTTAGAACCAATGCCTTCTCCACGCTTTTCTTTAGGAACAATAATTTTGCTCAATTCAATACCATGTTTACCACTCCATACATCAGCATCAATTCCATGCTCTTTTTGATACTTTTCAGTTAATGTTTTTAAACCATTTTCTTTTTCTTCAACAGGCTTACCCAACTTTTCAGCCATCTTCTTTTCCATGTATTCCTCACGATTCTCTGAGGTTACGATTTCTCTTGGCATGATTACATTCCTTGCATTGGGGGTTGTTGTGGAGCTTGTTCCATAGGTTGCTGAACTGGCATTGGCTGTGGAGGAGGTTGCATTAGAGGATTCTGCCCTTGATCTATATCCTGGGCAGCTTGAGTAGCAAAGGCATATTGCTCCTCATTTCTACGATCCAACTCAGCTTTAATGGCAGTTGTATCAAGATTAGCAATAAGCATCTTAACAATGGCATCAATTTCAGTCTTATTCTGACTAGTAATGGAGCGAGTATTTTGGTCATTAACCTTAACTTCTGCCATTGTTTCAGTATTGTGCGCTCTAGCAGTAACATCCATGAGCTTACGAGCTGTAGCTGCTCTTTCCTTGGTTTCGGTAACGGATTGACCATACTTGAGATCCATGCCCATAGCCTCAAGTTGCTGTTGCATTTGCTGGATCATCTGTTTGGACTGAGCTAACTGCATTTGAACTTGTGGAGGAATGTCTGATTTCTCATCAATCTGAGCCAATGGATTAGAAGCAGCCATGCGATCAGCAATGATCTCAGCTCCTGGGAAGTCCATATTACGGAAGATCAAATCTCCAGCAGTTTGCATTAATGTAGGATCAGCAGCCAATAAAGTCATCATGGCTTCTACTGCTTCACCACGCTTAGTAGCAAAGCCAGGGCCTGTGTCCATTACTACATCATAGCGACCAACTGATACATCATTAAGGATCTTCTCAACACCTTCCTCAGTCGTAACTCTTTGATTTAATGTAATAATTTCAGGCTTTTCATCAGCCCCAATAATCCGCATTACTCGCTCTGTATCGTAAATCTTAGGAATCAAATCAAGAATAATACGACCACAATAAGCAATAGAACGAGTTAAATTGTCGTAATAGTGGAAGTTCACCATATCAACTTGTTGTTGTTGCCCTGCAATAGCTTTGCCTGACATATTGCCCTGTGGCAACTGGCTTGGATCATAGATTCCAACGACTGTCATCAAGTCGTTAGACATTCCTTGAGTAGCTGTAACAATGCCAGCAGGAGGAGGTTCAGGCTGTAAACGCTGTGGAGCTGGTGCTTGTCTGCCCTCTGTATCAGTCTGCTTGTAACGCAAAACAGGCATTGCCTTGATATTAGCTTGCGCCCATTCGTTCTCATGGCCTTCATCTTGTCCTTCAGCCATAACCCATTTAGCTTTAGGAGCTAGGGCTACGGATTCAGTTAGAGCTGTAGTCCAGTAGTTATACATACGCTGTGGATCTTTAGCCATTCTAACCAAGCCAAATTTCTTGTGCTTTGCATCAATAATGCAAGATTGACCATAAACAGGAATTACTGGTATGTATTTACCAGCCCAATCCCTTTCCTCAAGGATCTCCATTGCTGTTAGCTTGCACCATTTAATCTGCTTTTTGTAAGTATCACGCTTCTCAATGATAGTAATACCAGCTTCAGCCAATACTTCAGGAGCTGGCAACTCATCGTCAAATACACTTGTGCCATCAGATAAAAGGACTAATTTGGCAGGAGTTCTAACTGTGTAGAAATACTCGGCAATCCGAACATCTTCTTTAGTAACCCATTCAGCATCTGAATCGCCTGTTCCACGACTTGTGAAGCCTTGACCATCATTCTTGCCAGGGTACATAGCCCTAAATGTTTTTTTACTAACAACTGTAGTAATCAGGCAGCGCTCTGCATCAGAGCCATCAGGCAACTGGGAATTAGGATCAAAATAAACTGTAAATGGATTATCAATCGGTCTAATGTAAATTTCTTGCTCAAATGAATCAGGGCTGATGTAATCGGTCATTACTCGGAAGTAACCCCAACCCATTTTAACTGCGTATTCAGAGGCTGTATCGTAAGCCACATCCGCAGAGGATTGATACTCAATATGACGGCAAACACCGCTTAGAATGTCGGCTAATTTGGCATCAGCCTCATTATTCATGCCTTGGACTTTAATTCTTGGTCTTTGCTGACGGATTTGGTTGCAGATCTGACGAACATAGGCATCAACCTTATTAATCGTCAAACAAGGTCTAGATTCAAGCACTCGGCTGTTTTGAACATCAACAGGCCATTGATCTCCAGCGCAAAAGCGAACATCGTCTAAAGCCTCGGCTCTGTTGTTGGAATCAACATCATTGCAAAGGTTTAAAAACTTCTTTGCATCATTGATTCTTGTATCTTCGCTTGAATCTTGATCCTGATAATCTGCCATATCTATCCCATCCAACTCCCTGCTGGAGCATAATTTTGTTTAGCTGGTTGTCGTTTCTTAGGCTCATTTACCATCAAACCTATGTAGCGCCAAGCATCTGCACCATGAGAATAGATGTCATGTAATGGCTTTTGACTAAAAGTCCCATGCTCATCTACATCATAGCGATAATGTCTTAGGCAGTTTAAACCTTCTTCTGTATTTTTTCTATCAAAATAACACCGATTAAATATAGTTCTTGCAGCATTGATTGAGTCGGTTACTGGTACTCGGTCAAGTATCTGCACTTTCATTCCTGTGGCTCTGACTATTTCCTCGATGGATTTACCAGTTCCAAGCGATTTGGCAGCAGCATCATGAGGAAGCCAAACAGTATCGTAAACATAGCCAAATGTCTGCATAAGGCTTAAATAATGCTGGATAGTCTTTTGGTTATCTTCAAAATATCTTAAAACTCGGATCTCAAAGCCTATAAATTGGATGATCCACGCTGCTGTATTATCGGCCCAACCCAAATCGAACACTATATGACAAGGCTTGGAGCTATCGTAAGGAACAGTTGTAATCCTGCCTTCTAGCTCTGCCATTTCCATCTCTTTAGCAAAGATAGCACCATCAATCGTATTTCTAGTAGCACCTTCCCATACATTATTGTAGGCAGCCATATCCCTTTGTTTTAAGGATAAACGCTCTAGATTAAGGGTTCCAGGAAACCAAGGATTGTCGTTCCAGTTTACTTTTACGACTACTGAGCTTTCAGGAGGATTCTCAACAAAGCGCTTCCAGGTGTCATCAGTAGGCAATTCAGGGTTAAAGCTGACCCAAATCTCTGAATCTTGCTTACGGATAGTAGGAATCAGCACATTCCAGCTATTTGCTGATACGGATTGAGCCTCCTCTACCCAACATATATCAATGCCCTCAATGGATTTAACATTGTTTGTATTGTTCTTGATGCCTACAAAGATAAACTCTGTGCCATTCTTACCCCTAATTGAGGTCTGAGTAATCTCATAGAAGTTTTCCATGCCCAAAGCATAGATCTGATCCGATAGGAGTTTATGAACCGAGTCTTTAATAGATGTTTGGAACTCCCTGGCGCATAAAATACGCATTGGCTGACCAGTTCCCTTAGCTAGTAAGGCCCTAGCAAAGCACCAAGACTTAGCACCGCCTCGACCACCATAAAATATTCTGTAGCGAACCTTTTCAGGCTTAAAAAGTGCCTCAAATTTCTTAGGAAACTTTATCCTAGAAATTGCATCTTTAATCTGCTGATCTATTTGCATCAGGCTCTACAAAGGTTATCTCTACACCTTTTAACAATGGAGCGCCATCAGCTCCAGTAAGCTCTTGCTTAATACGCTCTGAATACTTCCTAGGAAAGCGAGCAGCCATTGATCTAGACCATAGACCAACATTGAGCTTCTCCCCATCCTTATGCTCTACAAGATATGCCTGAGCGTGTTCTTCCCACCAAATCATTTCTCGGATCTTGGCTTCCTCCAAGGCATGAAAAAATTCTTCATGAGAATCTCTCCAGTTGCACAAAGTCCTATAGGTAATGCCTAATGCGCCTGAAATCTGTTCTAAGGATTTACCCTTAGTTCCAAGCTCAATAGCCTTCTGACAATATGATGAATCATACTCAGTTGGTCTGCCTACAGGATTTGCTGTTTCGCTCATTTTGATTCTTCAGTAGCCTTTTCGCCATTTTCTACCATTTCTTGAGCTTTTGCATCTGCTTCTGCTTGCATCATGGCATGAGCTTGTGGAATAGCTTGAATCTTGATTTTGTCAATTACAGGGGCTACTAGGCTGTATTCTCCTTTTGAGAGAGCGCCAATCATAAACTCAACATCTTGAATTGTTAGGTCTTTAAGCGTAATACTCATTTTTATACCCTTTTTGGTTTAGTTTTCTTAGTTGCTGCTTCTCTTTTGACAGAATAAGCAATAGCGACTGCCTGAGCTGGTTTCTTTCCAGCCGACAGCTCTGCTTTCACATTGGCTTGGAAGGCTTGCTTACTAGGTGATTTTTTGAGAGGCATTTAACAGTTCCAGTTCTTTAATGATGCTTTGGCTCGCTCCGCAGGGCCTTTAGCGTTCTTTACAACTCCCTCCATCCTTGCACAAAACGATGCTTTACGACCAGCATCAGCTTTAGTCTTAGGATTTGGAGCAGGGGCTTTTAGGTTGGCATTGTTCTTAGCGTTGTATTCAGCTCTGCCTTTAGCAGTCATTCCAGCGCCTTTATCTGTAGGATTATAGGTTTTACCCTTACCTACAGTTTTATGCTCTATTGGCTTGTCATGTTTTTTAGTAGCCATGATTACTTCTTCTTTGCTGTCTTTGCTGAATCTTTAAATGCTTGAGCAGTAGGAGCGCCTTTAGTGCCAGGCTTACGCATCTTCTCTACTGGTTTGCCTTCAGCTTTTTCTTTTGCGATCCGTTCCCTCTTTGCTGCGATATTGGCATAGAGTCCAGGTTTAGTTGCCATTTCTTACTCTCCTGATGGTTTTCTTGGCTGCTGGCTTCTTTACAGGAGCTTTAGGCAATTCAGACTTAATTTCTTTCATGACAAATGTATGGCTTATTTCAAGGTTTTCAACTGGTAATTCAACCTTTTTAACTTTGTACCAACCAAAATGACCCATAATCTTCTCAATCAATGGGGTTTTGTCGCATATTTCTATTTCGCTCATGCTATCTCCTTTTCGGTTATGAAACAGACATCCTGCCAACTCATTACTAAGTAACGCTCACCATCTTCAAAATATTCAAAGTATTTAAGGTATTCGGCATCTTTGTCATCGCTCATAGTGCCAAATCGTACATAAGCGCCTACAGGAATAGGCATTTCTTGTCTGCGACCATTAATGACTTTGCCAGGGCCTACAGCTATTACAGTTCCCATATTGTCTTTTTCTTTGTTGTTTAGGATGATGACAGAGCTTAGTTCTCTAGTATCAGGCTTAACAACGATCTTATCGGCTAATGGCTTAAGCTTCATTCGGCAACCTTTTTAGGTCTGCCTTTCGGCTTTGGCTCTACTTTGCCAGCTTCCTCAATGACTTTTCTACGCTTTTCTTTGGCATCTTCAGCAGTTTGAACAGTAATCTCAATATCTTGGACTAATGCTTCAAATACTGGATTAGGAGGTACAACGACAAATTCCCCACACCATTCCGTTCCATGTCGGTTTTGGTAAGTAGGGAATCGTCTGCAACTGCCTATGAAATCGTTATCTGTAGATTGGAAATATATACAGGAGTTGCATGAATCTTTAAAATTTACAACAGCCATCTAGTTCTCCGATTACTATTTGGTTAGAGATGCCCTAGACCTTCACGCTAGGGCATTTCGCTTTAGCAGGGGTTACAGTCACCACGCTTATGCTCATAGCAAATACCAGCAGTTTTGCCAGTATTGAATTGTTTATCTTTGCCTGTAGCATCTTCCATACCCATTGCTACACCGCCAACTTTTTTCTCCATGCGCTCACCAGTTTTATCTGAAGAAGTTGCGCCAGCAGGAGCTTTAGCACCAGTAACTGAAGGAATACCCTTCATTGAATCCATCTTTCCCATGTTTTTCTCCTATAGAAATGGGGTTTGAGCCTATATTTTGCCTTAATGATTTACATTGTCAAGCAGTTTAACTAATCTAATTACACCATCAATATCGCTAATTCTAACAACAGTTGAACCTTTCCAGTTCATCATAAAAAGATCTTGAGCTGCTGTAAATTTTGCTTTGTCATCTTTTTTAATTTCAACTAATACTGTCTTTTGATTCTTGCCAATAACTAAATCAGGAAAGCCTTGTCCTATACGGCTAGTATCAAAAACAGAACAACCAAGATCTTTAAATACTTTTACGATCTCTTTTTGGTTAGAATCAACTCTTTTAGCGTAATAAGTCATTGATTATTCATAAGTTTCGGTTAAGATCGGCTCACTTTATCATAAAGGATATGTCATGGGGTTTAAATCACCAGTATCAGATGAAAAGTTTATTGAAGTTTGGCGCAGATTGGGAAGTCCATCATTAGTTGGAAAAGAAATAGGAATGACCCCTAGAAGCGCTATGAATAAAAGGTCATCCATTGAAATACGACATAAGATTGAGCTTGCTACCTTTAACTCTCAAAGAGATCTCAAAAAAGAAAAGCCTAGAAAAATAGATTTAGCAGCTCACAATGTAAGGCGAGGCATTGATGTAGATAAGGTTAAAAGGGTAATAGTGTTTTCAGATGCTCACTTTACCGATACCACTACAACTGCATTTAAAGCCCTTCTCTTGATGATTAAAGAATTTAAGCCTCAAGTTATTGTCTGTAATGGAGATGCTTTTGATGGGCAAATTCTTAGCCGTTTTCCATCAATTAATTATGAAAAAAAGCCTACAGTATTAGAGGAGCTAAATGCTTGCCGATACCATTTGGATGAAATAGAAAAAAATAAACCAGCAGGATGTCGTTTAATTTGGGTGCTGGGTAACCACGATATGCGCTACGAGGCCTGGCTAGTTAATAAAGTTCCTGAATATAGTGGAGTTGATGGTTTTAGTCTTAAATACCATTTTCCCCATTGGGAAACTTGTTGGTCTTTTTGGGTTGGAGAAGATACTGTAATCAAACATAGATATAAAGGAGGTAGAAGCGCTGGTTATTCTAATTTGATTGGAGCTGGTGGATCTACCAACATTATTACTGGACATACTCATGTTTTGGCTATTCAACCCATTACTGGGTATCAAGGAACATTTTGGGGAGTTCAAACTGGTTGCCTTGCAGATCCTATGTCCCCTACTTTTGAATACTGTGAAGATGGGCCTAAAGATTGGAGATCAGGATTTGTAATGCTGTCATTTGACCAAGGCCGTATGCTGATGCCTGAGATGATTATGGTTACAGATGAGCAAAATGGTGAGTTTGAATTCAGAGGCTGTATCAATAAGGTATAAAAAAATGACTACTATTGTTGGCGATTGGATAAATAAAATGATTGTGGCTGATAGTCAATTTACTGATGACGAAACAGGCATAAAATATTATGAAGATAAAATCATTGCAATAGATGGAGGTTATCTAGGAGTTGCTGGTAATTGGGTTGATGGTGAAAAAGTAGCAGATTATTTAGCCAAAAAAACTAAAACAAAACCTAAACTTAAATCAGATAGCTCATTTCTTAAACTTACTCAGGATGGTTTGTTTGCTT